ACACCTCAACAATCCAGCTATGTTCGATCTGTTGCGTAACGCTGCACATAAGGGCGCACATGGTATGGCTGATGAACTAGGACTGCCACGGTCTAAAGCAGTCTGCACCGTTAAACCTAGCGGCACACTTTCTAAAATTATGTCAACTACAGAAGGCGTACACAAACCTCTGGGCAAGTACATCTTCAACAACATAAAGTTCTCTAAGCATGACCCTCTCGTTCCCATCCTTGAAGCGGCTGGATACCGTGTGTTTCCTGACCCTTATGAAGGTCAAGGAGGTGATAGTGTTCTGGCTACCTTCCCCGTTTCTTACGAGGGTGTCAGCTTCGATACAGTGGATGGTAAGCACGTTAACTTAGAGAGCGCAGTGGAACAGCTAGACCGCTACAAGATGATGATGCAGCACTACGTTGACCATAACTGCAGTGTCACCATCAGCTACGACCAGACTGAGATTGAAGCTATCATCGATTGGTTCCAAGAGAACTGGAACAACTTTGTCGGTGTGTCTTTCATCTATCGAAACGACCCTACCAAAACTGCAGAAGATTTAGGGTATCCTTACCTGCCACAGGAAGTGGTCGATCAGGAAACCTTTGAAGAATATGCAGCTACATTGAAACCCATTAACCTTGATGCAGCCAACAGCCTTGACGAGTTAGAGGATGATGGATGCGCCACAGGTGCATGTCCAATTAGGTAACTAATGCGTAAGAAATCGACGTACAAAAAGAAGGTAGAGGATATAGAGGTTGCACATGGTCCCCGTGTGCAGCCGCTACTTCCAATGAATGCAGCCCAACGCAACTACATTGAGTGTATTAAGCAGTATCCTCAAGTCTTTGTCACAGGACCAGCAGGAACAGGTAAGACCTACATAGCTGCAGCCATCGCTGCTGACATGTACAACAGGCACCAGATACATAAGATAATCCTGACGAGGCCCAACATCCCTGCAGGTAAATCTCTTGGTTTCTTCTCTGGTACTATTGAGGACAAGATTGCACCGTGGGTCTACCCACTGACGGAGGTGCTACAGCAGCGTCTTGGTAAGGGTAAGTATGAACACGCACACAAGCGAGGTGCTATTGAGATTGTACCCTTTGAGGTGATGCGTGGTCGTAGCTTTAACGATGCATTCGTTATCTTGGATGAAGGCCAGAACCTGACAGTCCATGAGATGAAGATGTTCCTGACCCGTATCGGTGAGGATAGCAAAGTCGTTGTGAACGGTGACATATCCCAACACGATCTGAAGGGTACACAGTCAGGTCTGCAGGTCGCTATCGATCTAATGCATAAGTACAACATTCCAGCAGCCCACTGTAACTTCAATCACGATGATGTTGTTAGGTCAGGTATCTGTGCAGCTTGGACAAAAGCATTCTCTTAAAGGTTGCACTATAGAGGATTTATAAAATCATGAAAAAATTTCCGTATATATCGGAAGAACTTATCACAGCACTGGCCGAAAGAATTCCCCACATATCACCTAATAAAGGCGAGAGCATTGAAACGCTGATGTGGCGTGGGGGTATGCGCTCAGTCGTAGACCTTTTAACGCAACTTCATAAAGAACAACTTTATGAGAATTCACAGGATTAATATTTATGTGCTTTCCTAAATCACCTGCCCCCACACCAGCACCGCCGCCACCAGCGGCTCCACCTGCAGCGGCTCCACGGCAAACAACCCAGCTTGGGTATGACCCGTCGAACCCTGAGAGTGGCATCGCTGCTGAACTGGGTGCTATCTCTAACAAAGCCAAAGGTACATCACAGCTTGTGGTTCCCTTAGACCCAACAGTTACTAACATTGGTGCTGGTGGCTCTGGCCTTCAGATTACTTAGGGGAATTCTATGTGTAATCCTATTGGAAAACTGGCGAAGAATATCGCAAGTCCATTAAGCCTACCTATGAAACTGCTGGAAAAAAATAAGATGAAACCAAAAGATTTTTTATCCGGTGGTGCAACTCTATTTATTGGTGGTGACAAACATAAAAACCGGACGGTCAACAAGGCTCCAACCAACGTAAACACAGGTCTTACAGATAACCTGCTGTGAGTATGGGAAGCTGCGAGGCACGTTATCGGCAGTTAGAACAGACGCGACAATCCTACCTCGACAGGGCTAGAGATTGCTCTGAACTAACTATACCATCGTTAATCCCCCCAGATTCACATAATGAAACCAGCGACATCTATACGCCCTATCAGGGCATAGGTGCCAGAGGTGTGAACAACCTAGCATCCAAACTCTCACTGGCATTGATGCCGCCTAACGCACCATTCTTCAGGTTCATGGTCGAGCCATACACTCTCAAAGAGATGGCTGAAGACCCTGCAGCCCGTACAGATGTTGAGAAACAACTGGGCGAGTTTGAACGTGCAGTGATGAACGAGATTGAAAGTTCAGGTGACCGTGTTGCGGTACATGAAGCACTAAAGCATTTGATTGTTGGTGGTAATGTCTTGCTACATGTTGGACCTGAGAAGGTTCGTGTCATCCACCTTGACAGTTATGTTGTCAGTCGTGCGCCTAACGGTGACGTACTGGAAATAGTAATCGTTGAGAACGTATCACCTAATGCTCTGGACAAAAGTACAGCAGCGGCAATCCACGGTAAGCTGGAAGGTGATGAAAAGACTGTAGAGATTTACACGAAAATTGAGCGCAAAGCTAACATGTTCTACGTTTACCAAGAGGTAAAGGGAACTGTGATTGCTGGCTCTCGCGGTAAATACAAACCAAATGCAGTCCCGTTCCTACCGCTACGGTTCTCCCGCATTGATGGCGAGGATTATGGTAGAGGCTTTGTAGAAGAACTACTGGGTGACTTACGGTCCCTAGAAGGTCTATCGCAAGCTATCGTGGAAGGTGCAGCAGCAGCGGCGAAAGTCCTGTTCATGGTTAACCCGAATGGGACAACCCGCATCAGAACCATTGCTAAAGCTGAGAACACAGCAATCATCGAAGGGAATAGACAGGATGTTTCAGTCCTTCAAATGGACAAGTTCAACGACTTTAGAGTTGCCTACCAAGCAATGCAAGGAATCGAAGAACGGCTTTCACAACAGTTTATGCTTCAGTCTTCAGTTCAACGAAATGGAGAACGAGTTACAGCAGAAGAAATCAGATACCTAGCTGGTGAGTTGGAAGACACACTATCTGGCATCTATTCAATACTGTCTCAGGAATTCCAGTTGCCATATGTCAATCGAAAGATTGAGGTACTGACCAAGGAAAAGAAGCTACCCAAACTGCCAGAGGATGTTGTTAAACCAACCATCGTCACAGGCATGGAAGCACTAGGTCGAGGACATGACCTACGCAAGCTGGACCTGTTTATACAGGGCATGACACAGGCACTAGGACCGGAAGTACTAGCACAATATGTGAACCTTCAGGACTACATCAAACGCCGTGCCACAGCCCTCGGTATCGACACTGAAGGTCTAATCAAATCAGAAGAACAAATCGCCCAAGAACAGCAGCAAGCCCAACAGATGCAGATGATGCAACAGGCTGGACCCGCTGCCATGCAAGAAGGCGTCAAACAATTAGGAAACTCATATGCTGAAAGCCAAAGACAGCAAGGTGAATAAGGCCAGCAAAGGTAAACCCTCTGCTAAACCTGCAGCACCTGCCAAGAAACCATTGGCAACTCCAACCATCCTCAAGAAGAAACGCACAAGGACTGATTATTAAGTATGGGCGAAAGCATTACTATAACAGAAGCTGAGACAGGCCCAGATGCACCTCTGGATAACTCGTCTGAACGACCAGAATGGTTGCCAGAGAAGTTTAATAGTGCAGAGGATATGGCTAAGTCTTACAGCGAACTAGAGAAGAAGCTGTCAGGTGGTACTTCTGAGGACAAACAAGAACAAGAAGAAGCACCAAGTGAAACAGACGATCAGCCTAAAGATAATGGGTCACCGGACTTCACCAAGTTCTCTGAGGAATTCTCAGAAAAAGGTGAGTTAACTGATGATAGTTTCAAAGAACTTGAGACTATGGGTTATCCAAAGGAAATGGTTGAAGCATACATCAGAGGCACCCAACAGGGTTCTGATGCTGATGTCTCTGCTGTCATGGAAGTGGCAGGTGGGACTGATGGATATAAAGACCTAACTGAATGGGCAGTTGAAAATGTCCAAGAAGCAGAACTAAAACTGTATAATCAAATGGTAGAGACAGGCACAGATAACGCTAAGATGGCGGTGGAGTGGCTGATGTCTAAGCGTGAAGGCGCAGAGGGTGTTGAGCCTAACCTGCTGTCTGGTAAATCCAAAGGCGCACCTAAAGATGAATACAGGTCCACAGCAGAAGTTGTGGCTGCAATGAAAGATACCCGCTACGGCAAGGATACAGCGTACACTAAGGACGTTGAAGAGAAGCTAGGGCGGTCTTCAGTTTTTTAAAAAGTAATTCTACAGCTTGAATATCTGGCGAGGGGACCATAGCAAATGACCCCTCGTCAATTATGACCTTGGTATCA